ATTGCCCACATTGTGACCACATGCAAATGCTATCATGGAATATTGAAGATGATAGGGATATGAGCATTTGTTTAGAAAGAAGGATTTTTCAATGTAAGAAGTGTAAAAAAGAATTACACTGGAAAGACAGGGCAGTAGGTCAATGGCTTGCAAAGAAAGGTTGTGAAGATGCTAAATGGTCAGGTTATCATATTAGTTTATTAATGGCTGCATGGGTATCAGCAGAGGAAATTATAAACAAGTATGAAGATGCTGCATCTGGAAAGCAAACAATGGATTATTTTTATAATAAGGTTTTAGGTTTGCCTTATGCAGGAAGTGGAAACAGTGTAACAGAGGAAATGATTAAAGGAGCTGTCACTTCTGATGAAAACTTACATAAAGGGCGTATAGTTATCGGAGTTGATACTGGTATAAAATTGCGTTATGTATATGGAAACAAGCAAGGTTTATTAGGTTATGGAGAAATGACTGATTATATGCCAGACAAAGTGAATGGGTTGGCTTTGAATCAAACGCTAGAATACTTTTTAAAAGAGTTTAGCAATAGTATAATGGTTATTGACCAAGGGGGAGATATTATCGGTGCTAGAAAGCTTAGAGCAGCTTATCCAGGACGTGTATATTTATGTCACTATGCTAGAGATAGAAAGACAATGAAGTTGATTCGTTGGGGTTCAAAGGATGAAAATGGAAATGTGACCGCTGACAGAAACAGAATGATTCAACTTGTAATTGATGAGTTAAGAGATAAACGATGGTTGCTATACAGGGGAACAGTTGAACAATGGCATGAGTACTGGTTACACTGGTCACATATTTATCGAGTTTCAGAAGTGAATACTTTGGGTATAACTCAATACAAATGGATGAGAAGTGATAGGGATGACTGGGTTCATGCAACTGTATATTGGCGTATTGGTTTAGATAGGTTTGGTGGTAAAGGTGGTATTGTAGGAGTGAATGAAGACAGAAAGCCCAACAGTGTAATGATTGACCCTGGACATAGTGCTAGTTTTGATCCTAATAGGGTGTTTGGTGATGCTGAAAAGGAAAATGTTGAATGGTGGGCTGACGAAGATTCCAATGATTGGCGTGATATTTAATTTTCTGATATAATGTTTTTATATGGCAGATGATCTAAATAAAGGGTTCTATTCCCTTGAAAGCAATGTAAACAAAGTCAAAGGCTCGCAAGATGTGGAAACTGAACAAGGAGTTGTTTCAGATAAATTTCCAGAGCTTGTTTTAAATATGGATAATGACAAGCTTGGGAAGCTGACAGATGCTTGGCAAAAAACATGGAAGGAATCAGCAGCTTATACAGAATGGAAGACAAAAGGAGAAATGAATGAAAAGTACTGGAAAGGACAGCATTATGGTACTTCTAAGCTAAAGAATAAGGATCAGCCAATGGTTGATAATGTTATTTTTGAAGCTTTGGAGACGTATCTACCGCAAGTAATTCGCCGGAATCCTGATCCAATGGTTATACTTTCAAGAAAAGAGGAGCAAACAGATGAAAACTTTGCTTTTGCTTCTGAATTACAAAAAGAATTAGGAGAAATAGCAGATGAGTTAGTATTTCGTTTGAAATTAAAGAAAGGTACAAGGCATTGGGCTTTGTATTTGTTAGGAGTTTTTAAAGCAGGTTGGAATGTGGAAAGAGATAGGCCTGATTTTCAAGTTATTAGACCTCAAAAGATTATACTAGATCCAGAAGCAACGATTGACGAGGAAAAAGGGTATACTGGAGAATTTGTAGGGGAACATCGCAAAATGAGTGCTGAAGGAATGATTGAAACGTTGAAAAGCCTTGGTGGAGAATCTGGAGCTGAAAAAAAGGTTAAAGAGTTAGCAAAAGGAAGAAATAATGAACAAGCACTAGGTACTGAAATAGGGTTTATTGAATGGTGGACAAATGATTATATGTGTTGGACTTTGAACATGGAAGGTAAAAACCATGTATTATTGAAAAAGAAAAATCCACATTGGAATTATGACACTGAAGAAGAAGCACCTTATGACGACAACGGGGAGCCTGTTTTAGATGAGAATGGGCAAGTATTAAAAGAAAAGGTTGAATCTATTAATTTCTTTTCTGCTCCTAAGTCTCCTTTTATGTTCTTAACTGTATTTAATACAGGAAAACAGCCGATGGATGATACTTCATTGATTGGGCAAAACTTATCTAATCAAGATTTGATTAATAAGAGAAATAAGCAGATCGATAAAAATGCTGACAGTATGAATGGTGGTATGGTTGTATCTGGGGAGCGTTCAGGTTTAACGAAAGAGGAAGGAAAAGGGGTTTCTAAAGCTTTGCGTAATGGTGGAACTATATTTATACCTGCAGGAAGTGCAAATGATGCCGTTCAACGAATGAGTGCTCCAGGGTTGCCTGCTGATATATATAATCAATTACAAGATACACGAATTAGAGTTCGTGATATTTTTGGTACTCGTGGATCGAGTGCGGCAGGTTTGCAATCAGAACAAACAGTAAGAGGAAAAATGCAAAGTAGAATGCTTGATACTGACAGAATCGGTGGTGGTTTTAGTGAATATTTGGAACAGTTGGCTGATTCTGCTTATAATTGGTTTGCTCAATTATTGTATGTATATGACAAGCGTTATACTAATAAAAAACAGCCTAAAGTTGTTATTAGTGTGAAAGAAGGTTCTTTATTGCCTAAAGATTCATTAACTTTGGCTAATCAAGCAATTGAATTGGCTGGTGTTGGTAAAATGTCGTCAATTGATTTGTATAAAGCATTAGATTATCCAAATGCTGAAGAAATGGCTGCAAATGCTTGGCTTGAGTTTAACGCTCCAGAAGTATTATTTGAAAAAGATAATAGAATTGCTCAGGTTATGCAACAACGACAAGAATCGGCAGGAGCTCAACAGAAGCCACCAAGTGAATCAATGAGTTATAAAGATTTACCACCAGAAGGGAAAGCTCAGATGGCTGCAAAGGTTGGCGTACAGCTTGCTCCTGAAGGTATTGCACAGTATGAACAAACGCAAAAAATGTTTGATGCTAAAGTGAAATTATTAAATAAATAGTTTTATTGTGGTATACTAAATTTATATAGATGTTTTCGTTCTATTGCATCGTAAAAATAAATAGATCGTAATTAAACTTTAAAATAAAAACAATGGAAGATTTAAGTGTGGCAGACTTTGCAACAAAAGAAGGACGAGATCCTTTTCCAGTTGCAGATGGAGACGATAACTCTACACCTTCGCCCAGTGAAACAAACGATGGAAATATTGACCCTGCTGTTGATGGGGATAATAATCAACAAGAAACATCTTCTTCAGAAGATACTAATGTACCATTTAACAAACACCCTCGATGGCAAGAACGTGAAGGGGAATGGAAAAGCCGTTTCAATGAACAAGAAGAACGCCATCAGAAGGATATCAAAGAGCTTAATGAGAAATTCAGTCAGTTTAGTAAACAGCCTGAAGTTCCAGAAGCCTCAGAGATTCCTTCATGGTTTGGTGGAAACCAAGAGGCATGGGAAGGATATTTAGCTCATGAGCAAGCTAAAATTGATAATGCTAAAGAAGAAGCAATAAAAAGTATTAGTGAGGCTCAGAGGGCATCTGACAAGCTTGTAGAAGAAGCCAATAATTACAGAAGTAAAGAGGTTGATTTTATAACTAATGACCGTGCTTTAAATCCAGATAGCTCTAAGGTTGATGTAAACAAGCTTACTAAATTTGTAGTAGACAATAATTTGGTTACTCCAGATGGGAAGTGGAATTATCGACTAGGTTGGGAGTTTATGCAAAAAGGAACAGTGAAACAAACAACTAACACGAATGATCGTAAAGAGCTTGCAGGAGCTACCACATCTTCAAAGCAGAAAGCTGAGAAGAAACCTGCAAACTATATGACTTCAGATGACTTTAAAAATCCAAACAATCGTGCTTGGTAAATAATAGTCATGTAGGTTTGCAATAATTTAATTATTAAAACCTATTAACATGGCAGAACTATACGGACAACGGATCCAAACAACGGTTCAGCAAAAATATCTTCCATATGTGGTTGATACTATTTTGAACTCAAATGTTTTATTTCAACGTGTTGTAAGAGCTTCAAAAAAATGGAGTGGTCGAACAATGCGAATTCCGATTAAGACTTCAAAGAATACAACAGGAACATCATTCCGAGGTTTTGACACTTTTTCAGTAGCTGCTACTGATAATCGTCAATTCATGGAATATACTCCTTCTTTTTATCAAATTACTTGTGCTTTACCAGGTGATGAATTATCTGTTGCCGATACAGAAGACAAGATTCTAGATTTGATGAAATTGACAATCCAATCTGATACAGAAGACATGGCAGATGATTTAGGAACAATCTTCTATGCTGATGGAACAGGAAATGGATCAAAAGACCCATTAGGATTAGCTGCTTTAGTTGATGACGGAACTTCTGTTGCAACTATTGGTGGACTAAACCGAAACACATACACAACTTTACAAGGAACTGTTACTGCATCAGGTGGTACTTTAACTTTGGCAAAGATCGATACACTTTGGAACAATGTAACATCAGGAGCACAAAAACCTTCGGCGTTTTATACGACTGAGGCTGTATTTAGTTTCTATGGACAATTGTTAAGACCACAAGAGCGAATTAACAAAGAAGCTTCATTGATGAAAGGACTACAAGCTGGAACTGGATTCACTGCATTAAGTTACATGGGTAAACCTGTATTAATGGATGAAAAATGTACTTCTGGAGTTTTATTCGCTTTACGTGAAGAGGACTTAGAATGGTATGCTTTACCATATAAATTCGGACAACCAGTTGCTTATAAATCACAAGTTGAAGGGAATGATTATTCTGCACCAATTGGATTAGGTTTCTCTTGGAGTGATTGGATTGTACCCGCAAATGCTGGTGGAGTAGTTGGACATGTTTACTTTGGTGGACAATTCGTAACACGAAATCCAAAACGACAAGGTAAATTAACAGGAATTACAAGTATCTAATTATCTAATTTAACTAATTAAGAATAAAACCATGACACAATTAACAGGAACAGGACCTCAAGTTGTATCACAAGGACTTTTTGAAGAAAAAGAAAGTGCTTTGCACAACGTAGGAGAGTTCATTCGGTCAAATGACGGTCGTTCTTATCGTTATTGTAAAGCAGGTGGAACAGCTTTAGCAGCTGGTAAACTTCAACAAGGAGTTGCAGAGGATACAGGGGATGCAAATCTTGCTATTGCTGCATCTGCGGCTGATACAAATACGATTACAACAACTTCAACAGTAACAGTTACAGCGAATCAATATGCAAACGGGTTTGTTGTAATTGCAGATGATGCAGGGGAAGGATTTATCTATGCTATTGATAGCCACCCTGCGGCAACTGCTGCGGTAGTTACTCTAACATTAAAAGATAACATCCAAGTTGCATTAACAACTTCAACAACAATCGACTTAATAAGCAATCCCTATGATGGTGTGATTATTTGTCCAACGACATTAACATCTACACCTCGAGGTGTTGCAGTAACAGCAATGACTGCGGCATATTATGGTTGGTTGCAGGTTGGAGGTCCAGCAAGTGTTTTAGCTGATGGTACTTTAACTATTGGTTTAGACGTTGTTGCTTCTGACAATACAGCGGGAGCAGTGGAAGTTACTGCAGATGGTGCACCAGAACAATTGCCAAAAGTAGGGCGAGTTCTAGCAGCTTCTTCAAGTACAGAATATGCAGCAATCGACTTAATGATGGTATAGATTATATTAGCTTTGCCCTGCTTTTCAGTGGGGCAAGGTTGATGATAAAAATGGTGCTTATATAATTTATTGGATTCACCACGCCAGTAGTTTAAAATCAAAAAGTATGAAAAAGAAATTTATCTTCCATAATTTTACAAACGAGGAATTTACAGCTTATTGGGATGGGAAACCATACACATTTCCACCTGGAGCAAAACAATATTACGTTGAAGGTATTGCAAGTGTATTTGCAAAGCATTTGGCTAATAGAGAGCTTATCAAGAAAGGTCTTGATCGTTCTACATCGCCGAAAAAACCTTCAGAAGTGCCTTTGTTTAAAGAATTGTATGATAAGGCTTTCTTGATTGAAGATTCTCCTGATATTAATAATCTTGAAATAGAAGATGTAAATACGGTAGAAGATGAACCTTCAATGAACATTAATGTTAAAAAGAAAGAAGAAGTTGGTAAACTTGATACTACAGAACCAGAAGAGGAGTATGTGAAGCCTAAAACAAGAACCAAGCCTAAAGCTAAAAAATAGGTATGGAATTGTTGAATCGATCTGAAATTAAAAATCAAAAATCAAAAAAGGTTGTTGAGGTGGAAGCTCGAATACAAAAATTGTTCAATCATGAAAAAAGTTTAATTGAAAGAGTGTCAAAACTTCAAGATGAATGGGAGTTTGAACGCAAGAAGATTGAACAAGAAATGAAAGAGTATGAAGCAAAGATAAAGTTTGAAAAAGGTAAGTTAGTTCAAGAAGTTGTTAGATTGGAAGAGGAAAAAGAATTTTTAATGCAGCCAATTCATAAGATAAGAGAAGAAGCTGAAAAGTATAGAGAAATTCAACTTGATAAAATCGAACAACTAGAAAAAGATAGAAAGACTTTACAAGATTCACGTGAAACTTTGCAACAACAACTAGAAGATAATATTGATTACAAACATAGTTTAGATGAAAGGGTAGAGGTTATTGCTAGAGACGAGTTATCAATCAAGAAGGCTAAAGATGAATTGAAAACATCGACTGAATGTTTAAAAGATCAATGGGTAAAATACTATAATTCAGTAGAAGGTTTGAACAAGGAGTATGTAAACGTTGAATCTAAAAAGAATAAACTAGAAACTTTTGAAAAAGTGCTAAAGATAAAGGAAGAAGAATTGAAGAAGTATTCTGGAAGAATAGCAGAAGAAAAGCGACAATTGGAAAGTAATTATCAAGCATTAATCCAAGCAAAAAGGCATTTAAACAAAAAATAATATGGCAGATGCAAATCGAGATGGCAACGGTGTTCCAGTTGCAATAGGGTTGTTAAATACAGATGGTTCTACTATTAAAGAGATAACAGCGGTCCCAACAACAAATATACTAAACGTTGCAAATGGAACGTCGGGAAGTGATTTCAATACTGATGACAATGCTTTACGAGATGATAATAACGTTCCGACAATGATGGCTGTTTCAAGTACAGATGGAGAAACTCCAGTGCAATTATATGTAAATTCATTGGGGGATTTATTAGTTGATTCAACATAAAATATGGCAAATGCAAAACATGATGATAATAGAGTACCTAGTTTAATCGCTGTTTCTAGCGTAGACGGGGAAACGCCTGTTCGACTATGGGCTGATCCAACAACTCATAGGCTATTGGTAGCAAATACATTTTCTCCAGCAGATATTGTTTTTGATACAACAGATGCAAATGCAGGTATGTTAAAAGTTTTATTGCCAGATGGTGATGCAACAAACGTTCCTGTTTTGATGGTTGGTCGTGAATCTATAATTGGAAGTACGGATTTGGGGATTTTAGATGGAATAACTCAAGCATCTTTAGTTATCTATGGAGATGCGGCAGGTGATACGATTCGTTTGTATCATGATGGTACACGACCTAGGTATATATCAGGTTCAGGAGCTCATTGTTTTGGAACTGGTACTCCGGGTTCTATTGCTTCAGAAGATGGGGATGATGCTTATATAACAGGTCAATTGGAAGTTGATGGGAATTTGTATGCTGATGCTCAAGTTAGAGTATTAAATTCTTCTATCTGGGTAGGGATTGGAGTTAGTAGTGGATTACAGTTTTCTGGTACTGCGGCAACACGTGCAGGAATTATTTATGGTACAGATCAAGGAATGAGTTTGGTTGCTGGTTCTTTAGATGGTCATGGGAATCACCAAGTCAATATTATTTCAGGAGATAATGTTTTAAAGGACCATGATAGAGATACAAAAGCAACAAATCCACGTTTAAATATATTTTCTGCAACTGATCCAGATTCGGATAATACACAGTATGGATACTTTGAACATGATACAAGCGATTTTATAGCAGGTGCTGCAACTGGTGGATTTAAAATGGATGGTATTCGATTAAAACAAGCAAAAGGTGCAAATGTAGCTAGTGCAGGAGACTTAACACTTGGAGAAGATGGGAACTATTTTATTATTACGGGAACAACAAATATTAATGCTATAACAACTGCAGGTTGGGAAGCTGGAACGGATTTCTTTTTAGAATTTGCAGGTATATTGGATGTAAATCATAATACATCAGGTGGAGCTGGAACAGCAGAAATATTGATAGATACTTCAAGTACATATACCTCTGCGGCAGGTTCTATCTTGCATGTGGTTTATAATGGTACAAATTTTAAAACAACTCCATTCTTTACTCCTTAATTATAAAAACATGGGAAAAATAACAGGAAAGGTTTATAAAACAACTAATGGGAGCCCTGCAATTGCATATACTAATGGAATAACAGCTTCTACAACACAAACTCAAGGACAACAGCCTTTGACTGCATGTATCAATCAAATTTCTGTATGTGCTAATAATAATGATGTAGTTACATTACCAGCCGCTATTGCTGGTACATATTGTACAGTTCAGAATGACGGTGCAAAAACATTGCAGATATTTCCTGCTAGTGGTGAAACATTGGGTCAAGGGATTGATACATCAATGACTTTGTCAACCTTAAAAACAGCTATTTTCTTTTGTACTGTTGATGGGACATGGTTTGAACAAGCTCCTGATATTACAGGTGCAACAGCAAAGGATTGGATGCTGATAGGTCGTTCATCTTCAAATGATTCAATAGCAGTAGATACAAGAATTGAGTTTAATACTGTTGTTGCAGAGGCTTCAGGTTTAAGTTTGATATCATTAGATACAACTACTAACATAGGGCGTATTACATTAACAGGTGGATATGATTATGAGGTCACCACAGGATTGCGTATCGGTGACGCTGGAAATGATCTTGCAGAGTTTATGTGGTATGACGTTGATGGTACAGCGGAGGTAACAACAGCTATTCGTGGTTCTGGTGACTGTAACTGGGCAACAACAGGGGACCAGCCAAATGCCTTTGCAGTACTTTCTCCTAGTTCTGACAATGATTATGAGTTGCATGGATATGCGATCGTAAACAGCCCCGTTATGGCAGCTGATTGGAGCTTTGTCTTTATTAAGCAAATGTAATTTAAAACTATGTCAATAAAAAAGCTAACATATAAAGAGATTCAACAAATGGCTGTTAAGTTAAAAACATTAGATAAATCAAAGGCTGAAAATTTGGGAGAGTTTTTGGGTATTAGAAAGGCTATTGATTATTTAGATAGTATTACTTATGACGTATCTTTTGCTAAATATGAATTAGGTAAGATGCAGAAAGAAAAGGGTAAGGATATGTCTAAGGTGCTCAAAGAGGTTGATGCTATGATGACAGAAGGTTTTGATGTGGATATGGATAAAATAAACAAGAGTTTATTAAGTAAAATCAAATAATATGTCTAAAAAAGTATTAGAAGCTTTTTATCAAACGGAAGCAGAAGCTATTGCAGCTATTCAAGGGGCTGCACTTAATGCAGTAACAGCAAAAAAGATTATTGTTCGAGAAATGACACTTGAGGAATTGACTCAAGAAAAAAGAAGAATGCAAGAATTAAAAAAGCTGTACAAGGCTAAAAGCACTGCTGAGCTAAAAGCTGAGAAGGATAGATTAAAAAAGGAGTATGACATAGCGGAAGCGAATTTAACAAAATTAAAAACATTATAAAAATGCAGAAAGAGTGTAACGCTACAAAAAAAGATATGGAAATTGCACTTCTTAAACATGAGAATAATTTGCTAATGATGTTAGAAAAGAAAGAAAAAGAAAGAAATAAGGAATATTCTATTCGTAAGAAAGAGATGGATAAAAGGTTGGATGATATTATGAATGAAGTTCAAAACCACCCGAAGGATTATCAAAGAATTATTACTAACAGTGTAAATACTTTATCTTCATATATTGATACTCAAATAACATCTATAAAAACGATGATAAAAGAGGAGTATGTGACTAAGATAGAATATGAAAATAAAATTAAAATAGTAGATCAGCATATAACAACACAAAAGCGTATTGCTTTTGGGGTTGGTGCTGTGATACTTGGAGAATTTATAAGATTAATGTTTCTTGTCGCTCCAAAATTAATTAATTTGCTATAAAGCTTTATATGCTAAGTAGATAAACATTATAAACATGGCAGATGCAAAAAGAGATAATAATCGAATACCAACCTTAATGGCTGTTTCAAACGTTGACCAAACAACGCCAGTTGTTTTATGGGCTGATCCAGTTACCCATAGACTTCTAGTTACATCAGATAGTCAAGCTATAGATACACAGGGGGCAGATATTGCGAGTGCAACTGATTTAGCATTAGGTTCAGATGGTGATTCATTTCGTGTTACTGGTACAACTACAATATCTGGAATTATTTCAACGGGGCTGTCAGATGGTGCAGTGATAACTTTAGTATTTGGAGCTTCTTTGACTTTGAAGAATAATCATGGTATGGGAACATCTGAGACTGTAATGTTTTTAAAGGCTGGAGCAGATGAATCTGTATCAATTGGGGATACAAAGGTTTTCAAATTAATGACAACTGACACAAAGAAGTGGTACGAAATCTAATAAAAAATAGACAAATAAAATGAAAGTTAAAAACGTAGAACTAAAAAAAATCTTATTAGAAATTCTAAAGTATACTGATCAGGTAAATGAAAAGGGGCGGGCAGTTGTTAGAACAGCATTTCATAGAGATCATCAAAGAGGGGTTTTAGAAGCAAATAAATTATTATTATCAGATTTAGAGGTTTGTGTGATTGATATGAAAGAAGTAAAGGATGCTGGTTTGAAAGATAACGATGAAATTCCTTCTGATTTATTTGAATGGATTAAATATGATGAATGGTTATCATCAAAACCAAGAAAGAAGGTATTGCAAGAGCGATCAAGTGAAAAAGAACTAGAGTTTTCGGATAGAATGATTGAGGCTATAAAGTATTATTCATCTAGTTCGCAAAGAGAAACAATGCCTTCAATGTCATTAGAATGTTTAGATTTATTTGATGCTTTAATAGATAAAAAATAAAAGCTATGAGTAGCAATCAGTCACCATTAATAATAAACGATTGGCAAACTGGGATAGCAGATTCTCCGCATCTTGGGTTTGGTTTGTTTAAGAATGTAAACATTGATGCTATAAAGGGATCAGTTCGGTTGAATAAAAGACCAGGTCCACTTTTTAGGACTGTTACAACTCAAACATTTACAGCAGGTGTAGGCACTGATATTTGTACAACATCGGCAAACGTTGAATCTGATGCCCTTAATTATTCGGGAACAGCAGTTTATTTTACAACAACAGGAACATTGCCTGCAGGATTAGCGACTGGTACGATGTATTTTTTATATAAAGTTACTAACACAACTTTTCAGGTTTGTACAAGTTACAAGAATAGTGCTGGTACTGCGGCAGGAACAGTTATTAATATAACAAGTGCTGGAAGTGGTGTTCATACAGTAAACCAAGCTACACCAGGAACAATTAGGCATATTGTAGGAAATGCAGGTGATTCTAGGAGATTTTACACATGTTCAAAAGGTCGTGTTTGGTTTGAGGATAATTCGGCAATGTTTCTATTACATAACTCAGCCCTTGATACTCCTGCTTCTGGTGTTTCAAATGGGAATGGTAGGGGGCTTGCGATAACATCTTTTACGAGTACCACAAAAGAATGGTTATTTGTTTTTCGTGATGCAACGATTGACGTGATGGATGTAGGCTCTACAGCAACTTTAGAGGCTTTGACGTGGTCAAATTCATGGAATGCTCTGAATACATCAACAGGTTCAACAAATAGCCATGAGGCGATTGTTGGACAAGATGATGCAATCTATTTTTGTGATGATAGATATGTTGGAAGCATAATAGAAGCAGCAGGTTCGACGTTTGCTCCTGGTACAGGTTCAACTTATACATATAATAATCAGGCTCTTGATTTACCAGTTAGAGAAAATGCACAATGTTTAGCAGAGCAAGGCACATATTTAATGGTTGGTAGTAGTAATACAAACAAGATTTATCCTTGGGATAGAATTAGTAATTCTTTTAATATACCTATTGAAGTTCCTGAATCTGAAATATCAAAAATAATTAATGTTGGTGGTTCTGTTTATATATTGGCTGGTGAACTTGGTGGAATTTATGTAACTGAAGGGACGTATGCAAGTTTGTTTAAAAAGTTGCCAGATTATTTGGTCGATAAAGGTATTGAAACAGCTAGTAATATAGTTGCTTGGGGTGGATTAGCACAGTTAAATAATTCAATACTGTTTGGTGTAGAGTCTACTTTTAATACTGAATATAGTGGTTTATGGAGACTGTTTTTAGATGGTAGGCTTGTAATTGAGCAGGTTCCATCATCTGGGGATGCAAATGCAACTGCTATATATGCAAAAGATCAGCTTTATAGATTTGGTTATAGTGGCGGAGCTGATAAATTTTTATCTGATTTGCATGGAAGCAAGTTAGTTGCTCCGTATGATGCAATAATACAAAGTCCTTTTTATCAACTATCTGACAATATATCAAAAGCGACTTTTTCGAGGATGGAATGTGTTTTAACAGAAGCAGCTTCAAGTGGAAATATACGGATTAGTTATAGAACAGCTTTTAGTGATTCTTTTACTACTCTTGATACATATAATTTAATCGGGAGTCAAAACGTATTTACAACTGAAGATATTGGGTTGATTGATTTAGAAAATATACAGATTCAAGTTGAGATGGGGGAGACTACACAACAAGCAAATGATTTAGAACTTTTAGTAATAAGATTTTACCCATGATAAATGAAAAGAATCTTATACAAAGAATAGAAAGGCTTGAAGCCTCACAAAAAGACACTGCAAGAGAAAACCATACTCATAATGGTTATAATTCCCTTTTGGTAAACTTTGAAGACATTACACAAAAAAAGCTTTATATTCATCATACAATTTATGGTACAGATGCGGCAACTGCTGCAAATTATGGTGTTTTCTTTATTGTACCGATTAAATGTGTTATTACAGGCTTTCAAGAAGTTCATCAAACAGCAGGTACCTCAGGCGGTTCGGTAGTACTAAATCTTGAGAAGTTGGAAGATGGAGAGGCTTTAGGGGCAGGAAATGAAGTTCTTGATACAGATATATCTTTGAAGGCTACAATAAATGAAGTTCAGGATGGAGTATTGACAACAACGTTGGCAGATAGGACTTTTGCAAAAGGTGATAGGTTAGCACTAAAAGACACTGGAACTTTAACATCTGTCGCAAATGTTACTGTAAAAATAGAGCTAATCGTGGTACAATAAATATAATTAATTATAAACGCCTATGAAATCGTATACAGAGGGTAGAAATTTATACGGAACTCTAACAAAGAATACTAGTGCAGCTAATCTTCTTTTTGGGGATCAAATGGCAAATGATAGTTATCGTTCCATTATTACTTTTAAGGACTGGCCTTTTTTAGAAGCTTCTAAAAAGCTTACAACCACAGCATCTACTCAAGAGTATAGAATACCATATAATGTCGATCAGATCCGTAGTGTTTCAGTAACCATTGATAGTGTGCGTTACTCTCCTAGACTATCCCCTAACCAAGAACATTGGGATTCTTTAAATTATGTTTCTTATGAGCAAGATATACCTGAATGGTATTTTGTATTTAATAATAGGTTATTACTTTATCCAACGCCTGCAACAACAACAGCGTCTGCTATTGAATATATATATAAACAAAGGGTTGTTGATTTAGAAAATGCAGATTATACAACAGGTACAATTTCGGCAATGACTAATACAACAGTAGCAGCAACAGTGACTGGTAGCGGTACGAGCTGGTCAAGGCAAATGGATGGATATTATATTAAAGTAGACCAAACCTTGACTGGTACAAACTCAGGGGATAATTTTTGGTATAAGATAAACAGTGTTTCAACAACAACAAGTTTAGCCTTAGAAACCTTATATAGTAATGCAGGTTGGTCAGGTCAATCAAATACTTACACAATTGGGCAAATGCCATTGCTTCCTGAAGCATATCAAGACTTGCCTTGGATTTATGCAGCAGCACAATATTGGAAAAAAGAAGGGGATAATCGTTGGATGTCTTTTATGGAACAATATGGAAATTTTGGAGAAAATGGTTTTGCTCCTGCAGGTCGAATAGGGGAGTTAGTAAGAAATTGGTCGTCAAAAACAACTAGTAATGTTATTGATGATGGTGAGGATCATCATCAAATCAATTCAAATCTAATAATAAATTATTAACAATATGCCAAAATACACTGGACCATCAATTGTCAACTATTTAGGCTCGTTAAATCAAGCGAGTGATTTTGGTTCTAGGTCAAGATTAGCAAAAAAACATGGTATACAAGGTTATCGAGGTTCTGCATTGCAGAATACTCAGCTTTTAAATACATTAAGAGGACAAAGTGCTCAACCAGTGAAACCATCTGGATTAAATATGAGTATGGAAAGACCACCTCAACCATCTGGGGTTTATCAATCAATTGAAACCAATCCAACAAGACAGTCTATTGAGACAAATCCTATTAGGCAGTCGATTGAAACTAATCCTATAAGACAATCAGTTGAACGTCCAGTCGTTCCGCAACAAGCTGGGGCTCATACAGTTCAAAGTGGTGATACTTTATCAGCTATTGCTTCACGAAATGGAATGTCTTTAAGTGATGTATTGGCATTAAATCCACAATTTAGGACTAATCCTAATTTAATACGCCCTGGGGACGTTGTAAAGCTTGGAAATGGGCAACAAACTGCTCCAGTGCAAGAACAAGCTCCAGTTGCTCAACCAATCCCAAATAATGCTGTTAAAACGCCTTCTGGTACAGTTGTAAACCCCGATACTGGTGGTGTGGTAAATACACCAGCACAAGAAACAAACTCTCCTGAAGTTGCTAATATATCTACTCCTTCTATTCCAGAAGTAACAGCTCCAGTAACGCCTACAACTCCACAGCCTGGACAATATTCGCCTGAATATCAATCGGCTATTGATAGAGTTATGCAAGGGTATAAGTTGTCTCCTGCTGAAATTGCTGCACAAAAGCAATTAGATAAATTAACAGAATCGGCACAACTTGGAATTACAGAAGAAGGGCAGCGAGCAGTGCCTTTAGAGTTTATAACAGGACGACAAAAGGCAATTGAGGAACGAGCTCAAAACTTATCATTGCCAATACAACAAAGAGCTGCTTTAGCTCAAGCACAAAGAATTGGTGAATTACAAGCCGCTGAATTTGGTTTGACTCAGGAACAGTTAAAACGAAAAGAACTGATTGCAGCTAGTAAACCAGGGGAAGGATTTACGTTAAGTGAAGGTCAAAAGCGTTTTGATTCTCAAGGAAATGTAATTGCAGAAAGTGCTAAACAACAAGCTGAAGATAAAGGGTTTACACTTGGTAAAGATCAAGTTCGTTATGATGCTCAAGGAAACTTAATAGCAAGTAATATAGGATCTGATGGATTAGAAGGTGGCTTTGGAGGAAATGGATATGTAAGAGGTACGAATACAACGGTTGATTCATGGATTGACCTTATTAATAATGGAGAATCAACAATTGCGAATGTTCCTGCTGATCTTAAAAATGCAGTAGCCAATGGACTGACTGCAGGAGGTGCAAAAACAGATGAAGCTAAATTAGATTTATTAGAAAATAAGTTAGGCTCATTAAAGGAAATATTTAACAGTCAAGCTTTAAGTAAGGCAGTTGGTCCAAATCCTTTGTCACGATTTTCAGCTTTAGATTTTACTGGAAATGTAGAAGAATTTGTTGGTGCAGTACATCAATTAACAAGTAAAGAGACTTTAGATTATCTTGTTCAACTTAAAGAACAAGGTGGTACTTTAGGAGCTTTGAATCAATCAGAATTAGATATATTGAAAGGAAGTGCTACAAAGTTAAATGACTGGGAAGTTAAAGATGGTAATGGAAATCCAACAGGTAAATGGGATATTAGTGAAGAAGCTTTTAAAAAAGAAGTACAAAGTATATACAATACAACACTAAAAGCATATAAAAGAGCAGGTGGTTCCATTGATGAGCAAAAACCTTTAAGTGATAGAATACAAGAAGCAGTAAAAGAAGGATATAGTGCTCAGAATATAGTTGAAAACCTACAAAAAGATCCAGATGGATTAGGATATAATCAAGAAATTACAGATGCTTTGAAGGAGGGATATTCGCACGATGAAATATTAAAGTTCTATAATGGGGGTTTTAGTCAAGACCAGAGCACGTCTCAAAAAGGTTCAACGCCAAAAATCAAGCAAGGTGGTTCAGTTAGTTGGCGGCATAACAATCCATTAAACATTAAGTATGGAAAATTTGCTCAAAACTATAATACTAGTGAGGGGCAAAAGGCAACTGATGGTGGTAGTTTTGCAGTGTTTTCATCGGAAGCGGAAGGCCTAAAAGCGGCAAGAGACTTGTTAAAAGCATCATCTTATAGAAATCTTAGTTTGGAGCAAGCAATGCGGCGTTGGAGTGGTAATGGTTATGGTGCTGATGTTGCTCCATCACTAAGAAATAAGAAGACTGGAGAAATGTCAGATAGTGAGTTAAACACTTTAATTAACAGCATGAAACGCCGTGAAGGGTGGAGAGCTGCTTAATCTTAAATATATGGCAAAAAAAAGAAGCTTGGATGAAATACTTGGGGGTTCGCAAAGCATTTCAGAACCAAAAAAACAAAGACGACCTTTGGAGGAAATATTGAGCAAAACAAAGTCTTTGCCAGACATAGGAACAATAATGGATGAACCAAAAGAAGAAAGAAGTTTGTTGGGAAAAGGTGCTGATGTTATAAATACAGGAGTTGAGGCTTTTACAGGAGCTGTTAAGAAAACAGGGGTTCCTTCATTAATTGGTGGTGCTATCGGAGCTAGTTCTGCTGTTATTGGTGGTGGAATAGGAGCTGTCTTGGAAACAGGAAAACAAACCATACAGGGATTAGTTCCAGGTGGTAAAGGCTTTGAGGCTGAAGAAATACCAAAGACAGCAATGAATATAGGTAAAAAAACAGGCTCTTTTGGGTTTAATATTGGTAAAGAAGGTGCTGCAGGTGCTCCTTTAGCTGGGTTCGGTAAAGGGGTGCAGGTTGTAATGGGTGCAGGTCAAACTTATTCAGGTATTGAAAATCTTGTTGAAGGTATGAAAACAGGAAATGAAGAACAAATGTTTCAAGGAGGTACTGATTTAGCATTAGGTTTATTAGGGGCAAGAGGAGTGTTTAAGCAAAAAGGTATAATTTTAGATCCAGAGGTTAAAGCTGGGGCAAAAAATATTTATAACAATATTTATAAAAAAAGAGTGTCGGAACCAAAGTTTAGTAATGTGAATCAGTTGATTAAGGCTATTGATGATGTTGAAACCAAGACACCGAGTCAGGTTATTGAAGTTATAAAACCTAAAAAAAGTAAAGTAGAAACATCTTTGGAAGCGTCAAATAAAGCATTTAAAAAGGCAAAAACTGAAGCCCCTGCTCTTACTATAAAAGAAAAGTGGGCAGGAGTAAGACCAGATATAAAAAAGGGTATAGAAGGGAAGCACAAGTTATTAGAGGAATATTTCAATGTCGTAAAAACAAGAAATTTAGATCCAAGAGCAATCACAGGTCGGGGGCATGGTGGTGAGTATGTAATGAAAGCACAAAAAGGGGTATCAAAGGCTTTGACTGATGTTGGAGGTCCAATTGGTGAATTTAGACAAAAGTTTTCACAAACACAAGCACCATTTAAAACCACTTATAAAGGGAAGAAGGTTCAATACTATGGTGTTGACTATGTGGCTAAAAATTTTGATGTAGAATTAAATAAATTAAATTTAGCTTTTGATAATAGGGGGCTTGTCATACAACAAAAAAACAAAATTCCATTAGTTAGTAAAGCCGAAGTTAAGGTTATAAATGAATTGAATGCTATAAATAGAACAGTTAGAAATAATCCAACTATTGAGAATATAATAGATGCAAGAATTGCATACGACAATAAGATAAATTTTAGCAAACAGGCAAAAGAGGTTTCTAATTCAATAGATTCACTTTCACGACAAATGCGAAAAAGTTTTGCAAAAATTAATGAGTCTATGGTTGGTAAACAACAAGCTCAAATATATAGAGATTTTAGTCTTCTAAAAGAAGCTGAAGCTGATTTGATGAAATTTACAAAAGGTAGGGCGGGTGCTGAGTATTTGATAAAACTATTACTTTCAGGAAGAAATAGAGAAGCTTTAGAGCTTGTACGAGTGATAGAAAAGTATACAGGGGTTGATTTGATGGATCATGCAATAATGTCTCACTTGTCTACAGAATTACTTGGTAATATAGATCAACAAAACTTGTTTAGGAAGGAAATAACGGGTGCTGCTTTGGATGCTAAAAAGGCATTGTCGGGTGACACAATAGGTTCTGCAGTATTGTTATTTAAAAAGGGTGTAGATCGTGTTATTGATGTAGAAAAAGTATTCTTAGAAGCTGCAGGTAAAAAGCCTAAATCTAATTTTGGAAAGAAAAAAGCTATTAGTCAGTAATTCTGTTTACTACATATAGTATTATTTGTATAGAGTAGTAAATAAATACAAGAGAGAGTACAGTTGTTAAAATCATATATTAATTACTTTATTAATATAACAATAATAGCATATGACAGGAAAAGTAACAAAAGAGTACATGTTACAATATCGTATCGAGCCAAGTGTTAAAGTACCGATTGTATTATCAAAGCCAATGGAAGTTGCTTATGGACAATCGTTTGGTCAAGATTTTAGTTGGAATGGACATGAGAGCTTTTATGGTCAATGGGGTATGAAAGGACATAATGGAATTGATTTTCCTGCTCCAGTTGGAACTCCTATATATGCACCTTGTGACCTTTGGGTTGATAATTACATGGCAAATGAGACGTATGGAGACGTTTTATGGGCTTATTCTGATAGTTGGGTTGTTGATGGTGTTAAATATCGCTTAGAGATGAATTTTGGGCATTTAAAAGAGGAACTTATTTCACATAAGAAGGTAAAAAGAGGAGAGCAAATTGCAATTAGTGGAAATTCAGGATATCCAGTTACTAGCACAGGTCCGCATTTACATTGGGGTGTACGTTTGCAAAAAATGGATGTACGTAGTAAATGGCAGGTTATAGATCGCAATAATGGGTATAAAGGGTACTTTAATCAATATTTAATAATTCAAAACATGTTTCAATGTAAAAGAGTTGATGAAAAAGAAATTTATTTTATAGATGAAATTAATAACACTGCTCATCATATATCAGCTTTACCAACGTATAGAATGGGGCTTGAGGTTGGTTTGTGGAGTGAGTTTGAGGATGTACCGACAATTGCAAATTATAAAAAAGGTTTGGACATAATGACTAATGAATTATCTTAGTTATATGGAAAAGTTTCCAAGTATGCAGGAATTAATATCTAAAATGCCTAGTGGTAGGTTATATAAAGTAAAAACTATGTCAAAGAAAAAAGAATTTTTTAATAAGTTAGTGCCACGTTTTAAATCGTTTGGTTGGCGTGTTGGAATGATGTTTGTTGCTGGTGGTATTGAAGTTTTAATACAAACGCTTAGTGAAGTTAATTTTGATAGTGAATGGACGGTTGTTTTAGGGCTAATTTTAGGGGAAGTTTCAAAATACCTGAATAAAAAGTCAGTAAGATAATTGACAGATACTTGGTAAATTGCTAAATTTAAAATGAACTCTATTCGCATAGGGGATCAAAGACAACTTTGAAAGTACATTTCGTTGAACAAGGAAACTGCCTTTAAACAGGTGGTTTTTTTGTTGTTTGAAGTTATCCACAGTATAATGATTTGACACGTTTTAAAAAATATGATAATATATAAATATAAGAAATAAATAACAAACCTATGCGAATCAAATCTTACAAACAAATGAAAAGAGAAAAGACTAGAGAAGAAACAGCAAGTTACTTTGCTCAATGCTTTATAGTAGTAATAGCACTAACACCATTTGTATTTTCATTAAATCTAATTGCTAATTTACTAACTAGATAATTCTATGACAAGACCAAGAAAATATGACCATTTATTAAGTGAACTTTGCGAACGCTATTATGATAGAAATGAATCATATATGAAAATAGGACGAGATTTAAATATGAGTCCAACAACTGTAAAGGCATATTTAGAAAGAGGTTCAACACTTGTACCGCCTAAGAGGAATGATTTGTATGATGAATCTGATATAAAACGTACAGTCACACCACCGTCATTGATAGTGAATGATTTGAAGGTGATGGCTATTATACTTATTGCACTGTTCGGGGTTATAATGTTGTTTAGATGGGTATTTTAAATAACCCAGTATATATACACGGTATAATGTACTGTATAGAGTTATTAATAAAGTGAGGGGGCTTTATTTGAGTGTGGAAAGATTTTGCACCCTCAAAGGAGGCTGTCGATGTGGTATAATACCAGTAGACCA